AAGCACCTACAAACACCAAGTTTGTTGGTACACTGAACGGCGCAATGCGTGTGTTTGTTGACAGTTATGCAAGTGACACAACTCCTGTGTTGGTTGGCTACAAAGGAAGTTCGGAAGCTGACGCTCCTGCGTTCTACTGCCCATACATTCCGTTGATGAGCTCTGGTGTTGTTCTTGATCCAACAACATTCGAACCAGTCGTGTCATTTATGACCCGCTACGGATACATAGAATTGACAAATACTGCATCTTCTTTCGGCAATGCCGGAGATTATGTTGGAGAAATTGCCGTGAGCAATTTGTCATTCTCCTAATCAGAGATTGGTATTTTACCAAATCAAAAAAGGGCCGCAAGGCCCTTTTTTGTTGACTTTTCTTTCTAAATATGTTATTGTTATAAGGTGAAATCGCACTGTCAAACTAAATAACAATATGCAACCTTATACCTATCTAATCAAACACACACCTACTGGCAAAGTTTACTACGGTGTTCGAACCGCCAACAAAGTGGAACCACACGACGACCTATGGAAATATTATTTTACAAGTAGTCCGGGTGTGCAAAAACTGATAGAGGAAACTGGGGTAGATAGTTTTGTTGCAGAAATACGGAAAACATTTGAAACAAAAGAGGCAGCAGTTGCCTGGGAAACTCGTGTGCTACACCGTTGTAAGGTCTTGCACGATGATCGATGGCTTAATCAAAATGTAGCAGGATATATTGTTCCTACAGAAGAATCAAATAAAAAGATCAGCGATTATCACAAAGATAGACCCAAGACAGATGAACACAAAAAGAATTTAAGTGAATCGCAAAAAGGAAAACCTAAAGTAAATTCAAAAAATCAAACTCCCGAGTATCGAGCACTAATGTCTACACTCAAGTCAGGGGAAGGTAACGGAAGATACGGTAAGGAAGTGTCAGAAGAAACTAGACGTCGAATAAGTGATGCTAAAAAAGGAAAACAGATAGCACACAATAAAGGTGTGCCAATGAGCGAAGAACAAAAACAAAAGCTCAGTGAAAGAATGAAGGGACGAAAAGTTGATCCAGAAGTATTAGCCCGCAGAGTAGCAGCTCAAACTGGACTAAAGAGAATCAAACTCTATTGTATTCACTGTGATAGACACATAGCTCAGGGATGGTTCCACAGGCACGGCGCCAACTGCGCCAGCCTCAAACTTTAAACCAGCCTAGATACTGTGTGATCTTCCGAGTAACTGACTCCCAGTCACCGCGAACAGGCTGTCGAAACAGTCTAGCGGTGCTATACCACGGAGAGCTGTCACGATTCAGCAACCAACGCCAGTCGGTGCTGTACTGATTCAACATGACCCAGACTGGTCTACCCAGGCTACCTGCTAGGTGTGTTAAAGCAGTGTCCACACTGACCACAACATCTGCGCACATGATCAAGGCCGCTGTGTCAGCAAAGCTGCGGATGCTGCCAGGATAACGTGTGACTCCAGCATCGGCTAGAGCACGTTCTTCGTCATCAGTAGCATCAATCTGCAGATTGATCCACTCATACTCGGGTGCGCTGCGGATCATCGCCAGCACAGTTTCAAATGGCACACCCTTGTGTTGATTCAACCAGGCATCTCTGCGACCACTCCATGAAATCCCCACTCTCATTCTGCGCTTGGGCCCCAGACGTTCAAGCCAGGCAGCATGCAATGCAGGATCAGCACTCATGTAACTTTGTATTCTGGGCAGATTCTCCACAGTGATGCCCAGGATGCCCGGAATACTCATGATGGGAACCCAGTAGTCAAAATGGCCTGGGTCCTGAGCATAACCCGTGACCTGTTGAATAATGTTACTGGAACTCAGTAGCGGAATTAAACCATCCGTGACCTGTAGCTTGACACCGGCGCCCTGTTCATGCAGATTGTAAACAAAGCGCACAAACTGTATGCAATCACCGTGTCCTTGCTCGCCCACCACAAGAATGGTCTTGCCCTGAAGATCCTCACCTCGCCATCTAGGCTGTGAGTATCGTGGTTCAGTGCCGGCCAAGTGTTCGTAGTCCCAGCGACTTTCATAAGCAGGCCAACCCTGGGCATAATTGCCCTGCAACAGATAACACACAGCCAGGTTGAATTTTGCAGTGATGTTGGCAGGATCTAGAGTGGCAGCATGTTGCAAAAACGGCACAGCACGATCTGGATGGCCCATTTCACGCTGTACATTGCCATAGTTGTTGAAGGCAGCAGCACAGTCAGGATCTTGCACAAAGGCCTGAGCATAGCACTGCAAGGCCTGTTCTGGAGCATGATTTGCACGATGCTGGTTGCCAGCTTCAATTAGTTCGGAAGAGTTCATGGGATTATTTAAGCAGGGTCATGCTACATTTTATATTTTCGCTAAATACTTGTCAACACAATCAGGTGTTTTATGCTGAGATTAATACCCACAGCGTAGCGACTAGAACTCGCATCGGACTTCTTTAAGGAGAAAAAAACATGGGTCGTCCTCTAAAAATACAAAAATCAAGTACCGGTTCCGGCAACGGCGGCGCAGCCGTTGGTGTGGATCTTGGCTTTCCCAACTTTGGATCGCTGACAGCACCAGTATTCAACTCACCAACGCAAACTCTGGACAACGCACAGTATCTGGGTGTTGTGGGCGGTGCAGGACCAACTAATACTCCATCAGCAACCAATCCACGTGTGGATGTTACAGTTTACATCACAGGTGCCGCAGCTCAAGGCTATATCATCCGTCAAAAAGGTGCTCACAAGTATCTAGTTGGTGATGTTACCGGTGTTACTGATGGAAGTTTCGTGGTTGGTCAGGCTTATCAAATTGTGACAGTGGGAACCACTGCTTGGACAGCAGCCGGTGCTCCTACTAACTTTGGTGTAGGCACAATTTTCACAGCAACTTCTGTTGGGGGATCAGGCAACGGTACTGCTAATTCTGTGGGCGTTTGTGTGCTGGAAGATTCAGCAACACCCAGCGCAGAAGGCCTAATGAGCATTACCTATACCCTGGGTGACTCAACTGCTACCACAATCAGCAAGCTGACCAACAAGTGGTTGTTGAACTGGGCAGGCGGCTCAACCTATGCTGCCACAAGTGTGGTCAACGACGTGCGTTACGCAACCAACTTCTTTACAGACGAAGGTACTGTGATCAAGTCTGGCACAGCCCAAACCACAGTGGAATTGGCTATTGTTGACAACATCACTAGTTAATTTATAACTGACTCCAATCCTCTCAGCTACATACTGGGAGGATTTTTTATGGCCGCAGGATTTGTATTGGGTAACGGCGTCAGCCGACGTCAAGTTGATTTGGAACTGTTGAAGTCACACGGCACTGTGTACGGATGCAATGCCTTGTACAGAGAATTTGAGCCCGATGTGCTGATCAGCACAGACAATCCCATCAGCATGCACATACAGCAGTCCGGCTACAGCGCCACTCATACACATTATACTCGCAAGCCCTTGCCAGACGCTGGCGCACAGCGAGTACCGCAACAGTATTTTGGATTCAGTTCAGGCCCTATAGCAGTGGGTATTGCTGCGGTGGCACGCCATGAAACGGTGTATCTAATAGGATTTGACATGGGTCCTACCCGCAACGGACATTTCAACAACTGCTATGCTGACACAGAATTCTACAAAAAAAGCTCGGCCAATCCCACATTTACCGGAAACTGGGTGCGACAACTCAAGACCATTGCCAAGGAGCATATACACACTAGATTTGTTCGGGTTGAGGGAGAAACCACAGCACAAATACCCGAATTACAGGGTATCCCAAACATGAGTCATATGCCGATTCAAGACTTCTTGAACCGCATAAATAACACAAAGGAATTCTAAATGTCTATCTATCAGCGTTATGCCAGCAATGTTATCATTGAATCCATTGGAGCAGCCAACACCGTAACATTTCAAAATACCGGCGGCGTTGCCAATGTGATTGTGACTGGTGACCTAACTGTGACTGGTAACGCATCTCTAGCAGGTAATATTTCAGGTGACAAGTTGTTCAACGGTACAACTTCAATTGAAATTCAAACTTCTAGTGGAAACGCCAACATCACTGTGAGTGGCACCAGCAATGTGTTTGTGGCCAACAGCGCAGGCACAGTTACCACAGGAATTTCCAGTGTGACTGGCAACGTCACAGGTGGCAACATACGCACCGCAGGGCAAGTCACTGCCACAGGCAACGTCAGCGGCGGCAACTTGACCATAACAACTGGCAACATTGTGCTGACACAAACATCTGGAGCTGCCACTGCTCAGATGATTCAGTTCACAGACGCCAACACAGCAGTTACTAGTCTGGGTGCAAATATTGGCACAATTGACTGGGTCACAGCAGATGCCACCGGCCTTGGGCCAAGAACCACCGCGTCAATTCGAGCAGTGTACGAGGACAATGCCGGCAATGCCAACGTCGTGATTCAAACCAACAGCACCAACCGAATTGTGGTGATTGGCAGCACCGGCAATGTGGGCGTGGCAAATTCTGCTCCTTTGCATACCTTGGCTGTGACAGGCACAGGCTACATCAGCAGCACTCTTGATGTGATCGGCAATGTGTCTGGTGGAAATATCAGCACAGCAGGACTAGTTACAGCAACAGGCAATGTAGTTGGCGGAAATCTAAACACCGGCGGTGTTGTGATAGCAACAGGCAATATCACAGGCGGCAACATTATTACTGTGGGATCAATCAGTGCCGGCGCAGCTGGCATCCTGGCCACAGGCAATATTCGTGGCGGCAATATCAACAGTGATGACAAGGTATCTGCCACAGGCAATGTGTATGGCGGCGGCGGACTAGAAACTCAAGGCAACATCAGCGCAACAGGCACAATTCTTGGTGCCACAGCCATTCTGGGCAATGCCAATGTTACAGGCAACATGTTTGGCACAGGTATTGGTGTAGAAAACATTGTGTGGCAAAGCACCACAGTGCCTTTTGATAATGTGGCCATGGCCAATATAGGTAGCCTAGGATTCTTGGCGTTGGCTGGGCGCAGCTACAAATTTGAAGCATATATGCCTGTGCTGCCAGCAGGCGGAACCACCACAGGATTCAGCACCTATTTTGATGCAGGAACATGCTATTACACCGTAGAGGCACAAACAACACAGACATCTGCGTTCAACACTTCTACGTCAAATGTGTCAAGCACAGCCGCTGCCACACAAGCAATGACTGGAACCACCCCAAGAACCGTGAGACTTTCCGGCACAATCTACAGTGCAGGCAACGCAAATGTCACTATACAAGCTCAAACAAGTGTTGCAAACATTGACATACAAAGCGGCTCTTACCTCTCCTACACTCGAATTGGCTAAACTGTAATCTTTGTTCTTTGGTAAATACACTAGAGGACCTGGATTACCTATGACACAACAGATTATCAACATTGGCGCCGCGGCCAATGACGGAACTGGCGAAGCATTACGCACAGCTTTTAATGCAGTGAATGAAAATTTCACTGAGGTCTACGCCGCCGGCCCTGTTGGCAGCAATGTTGTAATTGCCAACAATACCATTGGAATTTCAGGTACCAACGGCAATTTGATCTTGCAGGGCAACGGTATTGGAAACGTGGTTTTCAACAGCTCAATGCGACCGTCAATTGATGCGGTATTTGACATTGGTGATGCAAATTATCGTGTGGACACTGTGCATGCTCAGTATTTTGTGGGCAATGGATCACAGTTGACTGGGGTCGTTTCCACCAGCGGTCCGTCGATTGCCAACGGCGCCAGCAATGTAACCGTAGTTCAATCCAATGGCAATGTTACTATCAGTATCAACAATATTGCCAACACTGTGGTGTTTGCTACAGCCAGCACCACATTTAAGGGCAATGTATTACCTGCTGCAAATGTAACCTACAATTTGGGCGGTCCAACCGCTGCCTGGAAAGATGCGTACTTTTCAAACAGCACAATTTATCTCAACAACGCTGGCATTTCGGCCAACGCAACTGCATTTAGTTTTAGCACCCCCAGTGGCGGCACTGCAATTCTTCAAGGCAACGGGATCATAACACCTTATGCCAATGCAAATGTAACTGCCTTCTTGCCCACTTATTCGGGCAACCTGGCCAGTCTAACTGGACCAGTCACCACTAGTGGCAATGTTACTGGCGCATACATTCTTGGTAATGGTAGCCAACTGTCAGGCCTACCAGCAACTTATTCAAATGCCAATGTTCAGGCATACTTGCCCACCTACTCAGGCAACATTGGTTCGTTAACTGCCACAGGCAATATCACTGTGGTCAACGGTATCTTCAGTGGTAACGGCGCAGGACTGACAGGTGTTGTGGCCAGCGGCAATGTGGGTGCAGCAAGTAAACTGCAGAACGGCACAACAGAATTCAATATCCCCGTGGCCAACGGCAACGTGGTTGGCAACATTGGTGGCGCAAT